CCCCACAAAGGGGTCCGCCGATGAAGCCCGGCAAGCTTTGTCTTTGTAAAACCTATCACTGCTGTACTTCTGGGCGATGCCCGGGCTGCAGTGAGCGCCACAGTACTCCTTAACAGGAGTGCAGTTTGATCCAAGGCACGGGAGTTCCGTGCTTAACGCATCATGCGTGGGTCTTGTAACGGAGGTGACCTATGTCCAACAGTCAGATTACAACGGTAGTGAGGAAGAGTATTGTAGGCTTTGCTCGCTGGCATCGTGATAGTTCTTACGAATGCAAGCGTAGCTTTTACTCCTATGGTCTCGGAAACATACCAATTGCGTCTGAGTGGGACCGCAGTTATCGCGGACCACGGATACCGGGTGCACAATGGCCCTACAGGGCTGAATCATATGTGCGTTCGGGTCCCGAACATTGGACATGTGCTAAAGGCTCCAGAGTTCACGCCAATATATTCGGCGTTGAATACCAGCTTTGGTACGCAAAATCGTCATTCACAGGTACCATCAAAAATACCGGTGATGTGATGAATGATGCAGAAAAGGCTGGTGCTGGTGACAGAGAGTGGCAAATTGCCAAGATGTATGAGGAAGTAAATGCTCCTCAACTCGCTTTAGCAACGTCACTCGCAGAGTTGAAAGAAACGATATCATGGACTCTGGGGCTGTTCAACCGCTTCAGACAACTGGTGTTCGCTTTCAAAACAGATCCAAGTGCCTTTGCGAAAACATACGCAAAGGAGATAGGTGCTCCTTCCAACACATGGTTGGAGTTCAGGTATGCAGTTTTACCCCTTATCTTGGAGCTCTCTGCGATCAGGGACTACTTTCAAGGCAAGCTGGACTTTGTACCGTACGACGTAATATCTGGCGGTAAGCGGACTGTCCTTACGAAGAACGTAGCTGCGTGGAATCACGCAACGTTTCCTTCGAACTGGTCACAGGTCGCCGACGTAGACATACGGTCATATGCGGGCATCAAGCTAGAAGCCAAGAATGATTTGAGCCCACTTGGTACCGGTGCCTTTGATCTTGTCGCGGCAGCTTGGGAGGTTGTTACCCTCTCATTTGTCGTTGACTGGTTCTTGGACATCGGTATGTGGATTGGCTCAATGCGGTCTGCTGGCGCCGTCACAAGTGCACCTTTTGCCACTTACAGGGCTGATGGTGTATTTGAGACGGTAGTGTTCCCAAAAGATTGGACGCAGATATGCGGTCCGGTCCCGAGGGATCCTATCCGTTACACGTTCATGATGAAGGACAGAATCGTCGGGGAGGACGTATTACCCTCTTGGAAACCCCTGTGGAACCCATACACCTTATCCATCGTTCGTCAGTTTGACGCGTTGGCTTTGGTGCTTGGTGCAATTTCCGCACTTCACTCCAAGACAAAGAAGAAGTCTATCAAAAGGTAGCCTCATGAACCTAACTGAAGGTGGGATTTACACTCCTTCCGGCGGCACAACTATATCGTTGACGCTGACCGGTAAACAGGTTGTTGGAGGCGGAGAATACATAAACTCCGCAGAAACTGATTTCTTTGCACGAGAATCTATGATCGTGTCGTACAAACCAGCGACCGTAGACTCCAAAGGAGCAGTGACAAAGTCCCGGTGCTCTTTGGCAATTAACCGTCCAAAGAGAGATACTGACACCGGTGAGGTAATGTACAACGTTGGTCGTATTCAGCTGGAGATCGATCCGATCTCTGGCATTCCTGAAGCCGATAATATCCGGCTCATGATGATTTCTGCTTTGAATTCTGCCTCAATGGTAGACTTCTGGCGAACTGGTACTAAGCCCGCGTAAGCGGAAACCAACGGAGTGCATTGTGAAATCCGACCAGATTCACACGGAGTCAGTTATTGACAACGTCTACTGTCTCCTCAGAGAAGATCTGATTGACGTACCGGAGTGGCGCCGCTGGTTTACACCGCGCGGCTACACTGGGCCCGGCATATTTGACGCCAGCCCGGCATGGTTTAAACGGATCACGCAAGTTCGTGACTTTTACAAAAGGATCACCTTAATCAGTGACCCTACTCACGACGAGCTGTCCGCTACATGCCTTAGTGATTTCAAGACTGCACAAAGCGGTTTCGGAATTGCTGAACCGGAGTCAGAGATAACCAAGCGTGTCCTGCGTGAAGCCGCTAGGCTGATCAAAGACGTGCTTGGCAGCTACGATATCGGTGAGCACGCTGCCCTATGTACATGGGGTAAGCGTGCTGCCTTTGGTCTAACAGCTGCTACCAGTTATCTGGAAAATAGGGTGAAGAAACTCACCTATTCGGGTGAACAACTCGAGTATTTCCTCGTTATGGCAAGCTGCGACCCGCAGCTGCTGTATTCCGTACAGGATGCCCTCACAAAAGGCAACCTCGTGGAAACTTCTCACCTCGGACTGAGTACTGTTCCGAAGAGCTACAAAGCTGTTCGCGTCATAGGACCCGACACAATCCTTGGTGGTTTCATTTCCAAGGGGTTGGGAAAACTAGTGCAACTGCGGCTAGCTCAGAATGCTCACATCGACATTAGACATGCACAGGACCGGCACAAAGATTTAGCCCGTAAAGGCTCGATCGATGGCTCCCTGTGTACACTCGACATGTCAAAAGCATCTGACTCTTTCACGTGGGAACACATTAAGGCACTCATGCCGCCTGACTGGCTACATGTTTTATCTGTGGTCAGAACGGATGCAGTGCTTGTCCCCGGAGAAGATGTACCCATGCCACTCACGAGCTATATGCTCATGGGTAGTGGTCATACTTTTCCGTTACAAACCCTCCTCTTTTGGTCAATGGTTCAGGCTGTTGTCAACCTTATGGGGGAGAAAAGGAGCAAAGTTTACGTCTACGGTGACGATATTATCGCCACATCAAAGTACGCCAGCCAGATATGTGTGTCCCTACAAAAATTGGGATTTACATTGAATGCTGACAAAAGCTTCGTCGACGGCTCCTTCCGTGAATCCTGTGGCGGTGATTACCACACAGGAGTTGATGTCAGACCGCACCTTCCAGAACATGTCACTCGCCTAGCTACCACTACGGAAGTCCTTGCCTTGATTCATTCTTTGGCTAATGGACTCACCGAGCGGTGGGCAACGAGCGACATACCAAAAACTTATGCATATCTCATCGAATTGGCCTCAAGCCTTGACAGTGAGAAATGCATATGCAAAGTCGAGGCTGACGCGCCCGACTATGCAGGTTTCCGTCTGGTCTCATTCCATGATTACGGACGTATCGCAGTGCGATACTCTTCAGCACTACAACGTGCTGAGTTCCGGAGTCTGAAGATGAGATCGCAGAAAAGGCGCATCAGCAATGGTGCTGCTTACTACTGGAGATGGTTACATGGTTCTTCCTTGGTCGAAATTTTGATCGGGGACCCTTACGATCCGGATGCCACCACACAAGGTGGATTCGGGGAAGAAGGGAAGAAGGGATGTGGACATAGGTACCGATGGGCTTGGGCCTAACAAGGCCGCTTCCACCTAACCTCCCGTTCACTC